AGTAACAGTTACTGTATCAATAACACCACCAGTCTGTCCAACGTTAACTGTCGCTTGTCTACCTATAAAGAACTGATCTCCTGTTCCTTGACCTGTTAATGATATTGCATTTCCTGCATTAGCATCTGATAGTGATGCTGCTAGTTTGATTTTATCTTTACTTACACGAATAGCAAAGTATGATGTTCCTGATGTTAATCCACCTACAACTGTTGCTGCAGCGTCTAATGTTGTTGCATCATAGTCTGCTTGATATCCTGTTTCAAATGCATGGTTTTCAATATAAATTGTATTTGCAGTTGTATCAACAATTGGGAAAACAGTTCCTGTACCAATTTCAGTATATGTGCCACCACCTGTAAATGTTTGTTGTGCGGGTAAATCTATAACTGCAGTAGGACCTGCATATCCTGTTCCACCAGATTGGATATCAAGTGAGTTTATTATCGCTGCTTGTCCTAGAGTTGTAGTTGCAGCACCACCACCAGTTCCAGATAATGTAATAGTTGGTGCTATTGTATAGTTACTTCCTCTATTTGTTATAGTAAATTCTTTTAACGATCCATCTGTAGCAAGAACTGCTGTTGCTTGTGCAAGTTGGAATGGATTAGTTGTTACTTGAATTGGTTGAGATCCACCAACATATCCTGACCCCTCACCAGTAATATTAACAGTTCCTAAACCATTTTTAAGAACAACAAATGATCTTGTAGAGAAGTTAGATGCTTCAGATGATCCAAATACTGTAGATCCACCAAATCCTGATATTTTTAAAGCACCTTGAACAACACTACCAAATGCTATTGATTTATTGACATCAAAGTAAATTGCTTCTTTAACGATTGTTTCAGCATTAACAACAAAGTCTTCTTCACCAGAAGGGTCAACGATTACCTGACCTGTGGTAGAGGTCATGCTGTTACCCGCAAATCTTAAGTTACCTGTTTCAATGTATGCAGGGAATATATTAGTTGTTCCAGTAGCATCGCTTAATGTAATATTTGCAGCTGCCTGAGCTGTTGATGTTGCTTGGAAAGATACGTTACCAGTCTCTTGATCTACAGAGAATGCATCTCCAACACGGAAGTCACCGTCTTGGTCTGTAGAAGAAAATAAAACTTTACCACCATTTAATTCTTCTACTTCATTATTCTGAATAGCAAGAGAAGGGTCATTTGTAAAGTCTTGACCAGATCCAACATAACCGAAGTTATGTGCAGTCATTATAAGTTTTACACCAGAACCATCTGCCTGTACGCCTTTCTGTCCATACACACATGCAGATGCAACTGAACGCATTTCAGCACCAAATGCTGAGTAGTCAGCAGTGATAACAGATGTAGCAGAATCACCACCGCTAGATCTAATATCAGATGTTCCACCAGAGACGTCTGTAAAGGTCGTAGAAGCGTCTGTACCGTTTGCATGAAGTAATAGCACTGTATTCAAGTCAGCACTATATTCGCTTGTTGTAGGGGTAAATCCTGCAGTAAAACGAGCAGCACCTTTACTAATTCTTACTTCATCAACATGTCCGTTAAATGCTTCTGTTGGAGATGCCTGATAGTCAGAACCTATGACAACAGGTGTTGTAGTTCCATAGTCATTGCTATCTGTATATGTTCCTAACTCAGTTCCATCTAAGAATAATTTTGTGGTTCCTCCACTTCTTGCTACTGCAACGTGATACCATGTGTTAGTTGCTAAAGTTCCACCATTGATTTGTGATGTATTTCCTACTGCGTAATGTAATGCAGTTCCATTAAGATACATTGTAGGTGCTGTATCTGTAGCAGAACCATCTCTAAGGTCAAATATTCTTTGTGTTCCTGTAACACTGCCAGGTCTTATGAATGCTTCTAAACACCAGTTTGCTGTACCAAATCCAAAGTCTTCATCATCAGGAACTTTTACGTTATCTTCTGTTCCGTCTAATAATATTGATGCTGTTCCAAATTTCTTTTGTGCTGTATCTAACTGTGAGTCACCAAATCTACTTAATGTTTTAGCTGGTTTATTTACAGTTGTAAATGCTCCAGTTCCTTTACCAGTAATATAAACGTATGTACCATCGTTACTTGCAACTACACCACGTGCAACTGCTTTCTTGTAGGTGACATTACTTGCTGATATAGTTCCAGATCCACTAGTATAAGTTACGTTATTAGCATCTACTAAAGTAACTTGATAAAATCCGTCTGTAGCACCGCCACTGATGTGATCTGCGTAAATATAATCGCCTGTTACTAAACCATGTCCAGTTCTTGTCAATGTAATTGTAGATCCAGATCTAGCATATGATCCTGACTGGAAACCATCTTCTAATTGATATGCAACTTCTGATGTATTGTATGTTCCTGATGTTCCACCAAACTTCAATCTAGTCTGACCTGTACCAGATCTACCAGTAGAACCTTGAATACCTTGTATACCAATAGATGCAAAATAATTGAAGCAATTTAACCACTCAACTCTAATACCGTTAGTTGCCTTAACACCAATTTGATTAGGTGTGATAAATGTACATTCATTAAACAATACAGAAGACTGTAAAGATGCTCCTGCAAGATTAGCACCATCCAATTTTGCACCACGTCCTGCGTCTCCCTGTGCATATCCGTATGGATCTGAGGAAGATGTTACACTACCTTTTGTATTGACTGTAATTCTCTCAACATATGGACTCTTTGTAGAGTTCATACTTGAAACTACCTCAAAAGCATATCCATCATCATTTGAACTATCATAATAGAAATCTTTGATAGTCATGTCTGAGATATGACAATCTCCAGAAAGAATAAATGCAGTATTGCTATTTGTAATAGATGTGGGTTTTACAGATGTAGATCTTAAATTAGTTCCACGTAATGTGACACCATCAGGAATTGTCATCGGGAATGCTTCCTGATATTCGCCAGGTGCAACTATAATCGTATCACCTGATGTAGCAGTCCCTAGTGCCTTTGTAATAGTAAGGAAAGGTGTATCTGGGTGCTGACCATTTGCACCACCGTTAGCAAGAGTATTATTATCTGAACCTACTGAAGCAACATAAAAAGTATTCCCCTGACCATTCGTGATGTCAGTGGAAAGCATGGTAGTAACCACTTCACCTGTATTAGGTTTCTGGTTTGCTACCTCTATTATATTAGATCCGTTTCTAGCGTATAGTTTTTTATCCGCTATATTAAGAGCGACCTCACCGTCTTCTAAATTAGAAGTCGTCGGGACTGCTGATGCTGTCGTCGATCTCTTTAGTTTGATTCTCGTTGCCATCTAAGTCATTCTCAGATTGTTGTTCAGTTTTCATACTATTTAACTGACTTTGTAAATCAGCTATTTGTGCTTCTAACATAACGTTAGTCAAGGTCAAGTCACTTATTTTCTTTTGTAATGTAGAAATAACAATTTGTACGTTCATATTCTAAAAAGTTCCACCGTCGATTGTGTCAGACCATACAGGAACGCCTGCAGCAGTTACTGTATGAACTTGGAATGATGTATTTACGTCATCTCCTGAACCAGGTGATGCCATATTTGCAGCTGCAGTTACCTGCATTGGATTAGTACCGTTACCATAAACAATACCATTTGTAGTCCATGTGCTTGCTCCAGTTCCACCATACTGAACCTCAAGATCTGTATCTAGTTCTAGATCACCTAGTACAACTGTACCACGATCACCAGTAACACCAAATACAGTGTTGTTATCTGTTGCATTTTCAATAAATGTCCATGCACCAGCTCCATCAGCACCACCTGTGCGGTCATAACCGAAGAAACCAAACTGATTAGTTCCAGAAGCATTATAGTGGATTTTAACACCACGATCTAATGCATCGTCAGCACCACTTACTGTAACAAGGACAGAACCAGCTGCCATTGTTTGAGTTAAGTTGTTGTTTAAAGTAACTGTTTTAGTTCCTGCGTTGATAGCACTAATAGTTGTGCCATTAGCAATACCAGTTGTAGTTGAGGTAACAGAGTCACCAACTTGTAGTTGATCTACAGCATCTACAACAACGTCTGCCTGTGACCCTGCTGCTGATGCAGTTAGAGTAACAGGAGTTGTTGGATCTCCTAATTCGATTGTAGGATCATTAACTGACATTGAAGCAGAGTTCACTGTAGTTGTAGTTCCATCAATCTGTAAGTCACCTTTGATGATAACAAGACCACCCGCATCAGTTGTGGGGTCAGGGTCAAGTATCAATTCTTGAACAGAGTTAATTGTTGTGATTGAGTTACCATCAAGTTTTAGGTTGTCAATCTCAATAGAACCAGTCTGAGATGTGCTTCCAGCTATGGTTGTAGATCCATTAAAGGTCACTCCATTCTGGAAAGTAGTTGTTGAGTTAACTGTTAGAGAATCTCCAGCTGCTGTTCCAAGTGTAGCACTGTCATCAACATTCAAGTCTTTAATGTATGCTGTCTTAGCAACACCAATACCACCATCAAATGTAACACTAGCAGTATCAACGTTAGCTGCATCTGTAGTATTTGCAAAGTTTACCTTACTAGTTGATGTAGTTCCAACCTCAATGTCAGCACCATCAATTTTTAGTTTATCACTTGTTGTCTCATCATATGTGATAGAAGCATCTTTGTTGGTACCAAAGATTAGTTTCATATCGTCAGCGATACGCAAGTCGGGGGTTCCTGTTACTCGCTTGACGTCTAAAACTGCATCTGAATCATTGAATGAGAACTCTACATCTCCTGTAGTTCCAAATTCTAGTTCCTGACCATCTTCAATTACGATTTTACCTGTTCCATTTGCACGGAAGATTAAATCGGTATCAGTGGTTGATGTTGTGATGACATTGGCATTTAGTTGTATATCATCAACTAACCAATTGTCAATTTTTGAATTACTATCGACTAGTACAGATGAACTAGCAGTAAGTGTACCTGTGACATGATCTAACATGTCCATAAAGTATCTACCACCTACAATCTGTGCAGCACCATTGTTGTCTCCAACAAATAGTCTGTCTCCTGCGTTTGCCTGAGTTCCGTTTGCTCCTGTAGTAATGGCGAGTTCACCAAATGTAATACTACCAGGTGCGGTTGAACCAGTACTCCTTTTAATTAGAATATTGGATGCCATTAGAAGCTACCCCCATTTACTGTTATGTTATTTAATACGTTTGTGGCAACAAATTTTGTATTTGTTGCATCATATACAAGCACTGAACCGTCTGCTAGTCCTCCTTGAGAAGTGTCTGTTAAGTCAACATCAGACATACCTCCAAGTGAACCGCCACCGCCACCAGCTGCGACTCTAGTTACTTTTGGGACTGATTGATCCCCAAATCTTAATCTTGCCATTTAAAGTGTTACCCCCTCAAGAACGCTTACAGATCCTTCTAACACTCTAGTCTTTTGACCAGTCGTTGAAGTTATTACGACATCATATACGTATCTCCCTGCCTTCATTGCAGTGGTAACTGCGTTACCCAGAGACAATTGAATTTGCCCAGAAGTAGCAGGAGATAATATTGCCCCAGTTACAGTTGTGGACGTGCTGCTTGTATAGTGTTTCTTTATCTTGCATGCAACTGTATATCCAGTTAGGTCAAACAAAGTACCGTTGTCATTCTCGATTGTAAAGTCGGTAATGAAATCAGAACCTTGATATATTAATAAATTGGATACAGCAGAAGCCATTAGACAAAAGTTTTCCTATAATATTTAGCTTAACTTTATTTATCCTCTTTCTGAACTAAACTTTTCACTAATCGCTTGAGTTCTGAAACCTCATCCTGCAGTTCCTGCAAAGAGCGTTCCTTTTTCTTTGCATTCTCTCTTGCTTTTATATAAGCATCATATTGTGTAGTATCTGTGTTAAGTATAGCGTTAGACACAGGATCCCTGCCAAG